GATGGTAAATTACCACCCATTGTAGGGCCTGACACTGGCATTTCAACATCCTTAAACAACATGTTTTTTATTCTAAGTAATTGAGAAAGATTGTTACCTTTTGCTGTACTTATTAAAGTATTTAATAATTCTAATGTTTCTGATGTGTTAACATTATTAACTTCGTAGGCTTTTGAATATAAGGCTTTTGCTTGATCTTGTAAAATTTTACTTTCACCTTTTATTATACCTTCTGCCGACTCAATGCCTGATTTATAAATTAAATTAGCCGATGCTTTATTTGTATTAAGTGTTTCAAACATATTTAACAAAGCGTTTTGTACGTCTTTATTTCGTATGTTATAAAATGACTCTAAAATTTCATCACTACCCGAAACGCCTGCCAACATTTTTTGCATTCTGATAAGCGCTGGGTCTGAACTTATTTCTGCTGTTGTTAATTTAATACCGTGCTTATTCGATATATTTACTATTTCATCTTTTGCTTTTGTATCAAATATAGAAAACCTTTTACCCAATCTATCTGGCATTTTAGTTAAAACAGTTTTAATTGCTTTATTAAATATATTACCAGCTAATTGACCTCCACCTTCCATCAAAGCAGATTTACCAACATTACCAACACGTTGACCTATTGGCATTTCTTCGCCTGTATAATAATTTGATAATGATTGTCTAATAGCATCACCAGTACCACCACCAGCCATAGCGGACGCTACGCCTGTAACGGGTCCTGTTGTCATACCTACCATGCCTGCGCCTGTTCCTGTAACAATTGGAATAGCTGGACCTGTACCACGTAAAGCAAATTCATCAATATTAGCTGGATTTTGTACTACAGCAGAAAAATTAGGCGTTGCATAATATCTTTTGTTATCTGTCCCCATATAAAATATTCTTCCATCTGCTACACCAAAACGTTTCATTGATTCTTCTAATGGCATTTCAGGAAATTTACTTTTTGCGTATGCTTGAACTGTGTAAAAACTATCACGCGGTAAAGACCCTACGGCTATACCTGAATTATCTATGTAATTGTTTTCTAAAATTGGAGCATACATACCATCCATTTTAGAGTCATTATTACTTGAATTCATTATAGGACCAGTGTCCGCTTTCATTACTGGTGCATTTTCAGGAATGTTATTATTTACTTTTTTTGACGTATCTGTTTGTTCAGATAACATGTTAAAGAAGTCTATTGTTTGCTCACTCATAAATTTAATATATCCGAATAATTTACATCAAATTGTGATGTATCTTTTGTTGTTCCAATTTTTGCTTCTAATTCTTTAAAAACTAATTTTACTAAATCTTGATCAGTGTAACTATCGTATGCTTCATCTTTTCTTAAATCTTGAAACATTTGATTACCAATTTTATTAAATGCATCTTCAACACTTGATAAAATCATAAACTGTTCTGGTGCAAATTTACCATTACTATCGTAAGCATCAAATCCTGAAGCCATTAATAAATTGCTACGAATAATTGATAGCCTAGCATTTTTCATTACACCTTGTAATTTAGATTGATATTCTGTTGGTGAACCACTAAATGTTCTTGGGTCTGGTAAAGCGCGCATAATTCTTTTTGCTTCTGCTTCACTCATTTGTGCACCTGTAATAGCTTTTATGTATTGGTTTGTTACATCCCATGCTTGTTGTTCCCATGCATAATAATCAGACATTAACTGCTTATCTTCATCAGAAATATCTCCAAATACATTCCAATCACCTAATGAGTCTTTAAAAGAGTTCCAACTAATACCTAATCTTGTAGGTATTTCTGAAAATTCTGGTCGCCATGCTTTTTCTAATCTTTCAAATGCTTGGTAATTTTTTGTTCCTAAAACAATTTCTTTTTCTAAATCTTGTTTAGTTTTCTTTTCCATTGATTGACCATCGCCACCAATAGTAAATGTTGTGTTTCCACTATCATCTGTTGTAACACTAATTTTTTTTTCATTGCCGTTCATTACAGCCATGATATATTTTTGTTTTTCTTCAAATGATAATTGACGGCCTAATAAATTTTCAAAGTCACGGATATTTTTAGCATAGGTTCCTTCTTTATCTGGTATTTGATATTTACTTGGATTAGCTAAAATATCTTTAACACTGACATATTCTCTTAATGGTGAGCCATCGTCTTTTAATACGGGTGTATTAGTTTCCGTATCCATTACTATCATTTCTTTTACACTAGGAACTTTATCTAAATTTTTTTGTTTGTTCATGTAAAGATCAGCAATAAACTTAGCGCCTTCTTTATGTCCTAATGTTAAAGCAAATGCTTTTTCTTCATTATTTAAAAAATCACTTGCAATTAAATTATTAAAAGTGTCTTTTGCTTGTGCTTCACTTTTTAAAGCTGTTGTTGTTTGTAATTGTTGTGTTGCTCTATTAATTGAATTATCATAAGTATTCATTCCTGACTCTACGCCAGCTTGTAAAATCATTGCAGGATTAATATTTTCTGTTGCTGGTCTTTTACCAGCTAAAGCTGTCATTTTTAATCCAGCATCTAATAATCCTCTCCCTCTTGCTCGTCTTACTGCGTCAATACCTAGTAAATTTGCTGTAGGATTATTTGTTAAATCAGGAAATAATAATTTTTCTAATGCACCCATTATGCAAAACTTCCTAATCCACCGAGTAAAGCACCACCCATTAAGTATGGATTAGCCGAACCTGTAGCATTAATCATATCGTAAATACCAGCACCACTAGAAGCACCGCCTAGTATTCCCATAATAGGATTTCTTGTCATTGGTGTTATAGTAGATTGTGATGTTCCAAAAGGACCACCAACACTTGCTTGATACTCTCGTAGTTTTTCGTATGGTTTACGTTGCTCAAATTCAAATCGTTTCATCGCATCACCAAGTTGTCTTTCTGCTAATTCTTCTCTAGCACTACCGACAGTTTGTAGTTTAGCTATATCGTTGTAATCCATTTCACCTAATGCTGGTGCTCTCATTGACATAGAGTCCATAACAGCACGTTCTCTGTTATAGTTATCAGCATACACTTGATTAGCTAAGTTACCTAAAGAGTCTGCTACCATTCCTGTATGTGCAGGGGAACCATAACGTCCAGCTTGTGAAACGTTGGAGTTAACGCCTGCGGTTACTCTATCCGACATTGTATTAAATAAATTATTTAGATACGGGTTTGTTGATGGATTAAGAAAAGCACCACTCATTACATTGTCTGCGTAAGTTTGTGATTTATTAAGTAACGGATTACCTTGTGTTGCTCTAGCTTTTGCTAATTGTAACGCTGTCTCTGTTTCATTGGCAAAAGGAACATAAGTTTGATTTGGGTAATAATTAGGTACATCAGAATTAAATAATTCTTCCGCGCGTTGAAATCCTTTTTCTAAATACGGTGCTTGTGTTTGCCAAGGTTCCGTAATTGTTTGTGTTGTTTGCGTTCCTGCACTTTTACTCATTTTAATTCCTTTGTCATAACAATATGTTTAGCTTCATAATCCTTTAATTTTTTTATCCATCCTTTACGTCCGACTAATTCGATACGTTTACAGTTATTATCTTTGGCCCAATCTTCTACTTGTGATGTCATTTGATTTAACCATTTTTTCATATTAGAACCACCAGCTAAGAACCAGCGACATACTTTAAATTTAGGATACTCTATTATTTGCGTTAGAACGGCCGACTCTACTTTATGTGTCCAGCTTATCCATAACTGCATATCTTTTTGTAAGATACCGTCTAATAAGTTTTGACCATTATACGAAAAGTCATCATACATGACCGCTTTCAATAATAACGGTTCTACTTGCCCCCATATAATATGAACATTCTTAGGAGGAACATAAGAAATTATTCTATCCGATGATGATGTATTTGTACGTTCTATCTGTTTGACCATTGTTTGCATGCGTTAGTGTTGCGGTTTGTTTTCCTTGTGCGGACACATACAAGCTAGTTATTTCTGCCGACGCGTTTGACGTTGTTGGCATAAATACAATAACACTTTCACCACCTAAACGTTTATCATTTAACGTTGTTGTCGTTGTTGACGCGGTTAAAGTTATTGAGCCTGTACTATTTAATTTTCCATCTAAGGAGTTGTTTGTAACAATGGCTATTTGTCGTCGATGTTCTTCTGCTACTGGATTAGATAACGGTACAGCCTGAAATTGGCCAGCCATTATCGTTTTCCTTCGGGTCTTGCTTCGACATCAACACCCTGCATATTCGTAAAATTTCCATTTACGATAACTCTTAATCGGTGATACCTTGAATTAGTACGTAAAGGACAATCACCAGATGCTTTTACGGTTACGGCACTTCCTGTAGTCAAACTATCTGCTTGGGAGGAACGAGAGATTGGCGTAACTGTTATTGTCGTGTTTTCTCCGTTCGCGTCAACAATTGGACGTGCGTTAATTAACGTTGATCTTTTACCTTCAGCACCTTCAAACTCTGTTGTATCAACGGTAGCGGTCATTGACCCACCCATAAATTTACCAAACTTTTTAGCGCTCGAAAATCCTGCTAAACCAAGGACACCTTCTTGATAATAATATGAGTCTAATGGTCTAGGTAAATCATCTAATGACCCTAGTACATCTAAACTTTCTAATGTTGTAAATGCTTCTTGGGAAGCTGTACCTATAAAGTCTAAATCTTGCCCTGAACATGTGGACCATGAGTCAGTTGCATAATTATAAACCACCATTTTATTATTAATTGTACTAGAACCAGTAGCACCAGAACCACGATAAGAAACAACATATAAACTGTTGTTAGTATCAATAGCCGAACATATTCCATCAAAATTTGACGATAAGTCCTCAAAAAAGAATTCATCAATTTTACCTTTAGATATTGGTGTAATTTTTGAACCGTTAGTAATTTTATAAAATCCATCTTGTGATAAAAAGAATACATCACTACCAACACTTGCAATTGATTTAGGTGCAAAGGCCCCAATATTATCTGCCACTTTAGAAAATTGAAAGACCAAAGGTGCCCCAATAAAATCGGCTCTAAAAATTGCTTTATCTGTAAAGATAACACCAAAACTTTCACCTCCTACTATTCCTTGTATATTACCTGAGTCTGGTAAATCTTGGGAGTCAGAAAGAGTAGTCTGTGATGGGGTAAACGTGGTAGGGTCATCTATCCCTGACCATTTTACGCGGTTTGAGTATGTGGTGCCACTTTCATTTGTGTATCCAGCAAAAACAAAGTCTCTTATAACAGCAACATATTTAGCTTTTAGTGATACTAAATCGGCAAAAGCTGTTGATGTTCCTTCTACAAAAGACTGAATATTATCAGCAAAGTTAGTAGCAATAACTCTGTTACCAAATTGGCAAAAGGACCAAAAGTCACGAGCATTTTCTGTAGTTGAGTTATTATAGCCACCCCCCTTGGATTTATCGACAAAGACGATACTAGAATTCATTTGATACAATTTTGTTGCATCACCGCAATAGTTCGTTGTGCCTGATGCACTTAATTGCGTATGTAATCCTACGGCTGGTCCTGTCAAAGCTGTTGTTGTTAATTCTGTAAATGATGGAAAAGATTTATACCCTTTCGCTAAAGGAATAACATTGTCCACTTTCATGCTTCCTCTATTTTGAAAAGAAGGCATGTCAGACATTAACTGACCGAACTCAATCATCCTACACTCTTAGCTGTCATTTGTAACGGGCCCGAAGAATGTCGTCCTGACTCATCAGATGTATTCGCTACTCTTACAGCTTCCCTATATAATTCTGCCCAAACACCTAATCGTTCATCTTGCATTAAGAAAGGTGCACTTTCTAATAACGATGCATATAAATATAAATCAGGATGGTTAGTTAAAATAGCATTAGTTGTATTGTCATCACTTAACGCTGTTGGTTTAGAATAAAAGGCCCACTCAATAGAGTATGAACTATCAGGAGTAGGACCAAAGTATAATTTTTCACCTATAATTGTTTGATAGATAGGTTCTCCACTTGTAACACCACCATAATTTTTTGTTAATTCAAAAGGTGACATATACCGTAAAACTATTTTTGGTGATGTGTTTAACGCAACATATCTAAACTCTAAAAAGTTAGTTGGTAGATCAATATAGTTTTGACCACCTGTTGCTGTTGATGTGCCAACACTTTCCATAATACGTAAACGTAAATCTCTACCGTGTCTTGCTTCTGCTAATGCAATAAAATCAGGTATGTAAGATGTAAGATCATCGCGGTTTAAATAATTTGCTATTGATGTTTTTAAATTTGCAAATGTATCTAATGCCATTATAATTCTCCGTGATGTGTTCTGAAATACATAAATTCATTACTGTTTAATTTTTGTTTTATTTTTGGCCAATCATTTTTATCAAAAAAATTAATTCCTTCTTTACGCCATTGATCAATTACTACACGAGGAATACAAGCAACATGTTTCATTATATCACCGCTTTGATCAATGTGGTTTATTTCTATTTTATTCATATTTAAAATAGGTTCCACATCTTGCGTTTTATAAATAATAGACTTGTCCTCCGCTTCGTCATAATGAAAGAATTCTTGCACATCGGCTGGATTAAAGGCTTGGTTAAATTTAGTAAAATTTGACATATTTCCTAGGTTTTTTAAGGTTATTAATTATTTATTTGACATATAACATTGTTATAGGGTATAACATTGTTATAAACAAAAGGATAAAACGATGAATAAAATATCAAACAATAACGATCTTGTAAAATTTGCAAGAAAATCTCATGTTCAAATTTATGATTATTTATCTGAAAAAACATCTGCTCATGCTGTTTATAAAGATAAAGAAACTAATAAAGAATATTTAGTTGATATTAATATTACCGATAAAAATAATATTAAAATTAACAACATTGAACAAATAAAGGAGGGGGAATAATCCCCTCCCCTTAATTAAATTTACGAAGTAGTTAAATCAAATACACCACCACTAGCTTTTTCATTTTCACTAACAAGTGTGTACTCAACGATTAATTGAGATTTTTGAGAGTCACCTGTTACTGATAAATCTTGTGTAGTGAATGGTCTTAAATAACCAATCGCCCATTTATCAGACTCTAGGATTAGACAATCTCTTGATCTTACTAATCTGTTTGGAATAACTTTTAATGTGCCGTAGTCACCTCGGTAAACATCAAAATAATCATTGATCGTACCATTGTTATCGATAACACTTCTAGTAGCGTCTGCTCTACCAGTAAAGCCATTCATTTTTCTTTTGTTAAAACTTCCAACATGAACAGTGTCAGGATTTCCACCAGACTCAAAAATTAAGTCTAAAGCACTTGTGAACATTGCTTCAGTAAAAACTGCTTGGGTTCCATCAGTTCTTGCATTAGTACCGTTTCCAGTAGGTGATGCTGGTGAACCAGATGCACCCATAATGTCGTTAGTAGCTATCCAGCTTTGACAAGAACCTAGTTCTCTTGCTGTTGAACCGTTACCAGCAACTTGGCCATTGTTTAGACCTATCATTGCATGTTCCATATCCTTTTTTAATTCTTTGGACTTGTGTAACATTTGGAAGGCTTTTTCTTTCTTCCTTCCTGCTCTGTTAACCGCATCTAAAGTGTTTGATACTACAACAGTTTTATCAGAAATCTGCGTGTAGTTACCTACTCTAGCGGTAGTTAGAGAAGCGTCTAGAGTTGCTTCGTCACCCTCTATTACTTTGTTATCAGCAACACTACTTAAAGCTAGTGTCTGCCATTCATGGTATGTGGAATTAATATTTTGAGTCTTTAATGACGAGAGGAACGGTG